AAGAGATTACCACGATCCAGTATATAAAGACTGGAGAATAAAAGTATACAAGAGGGATAAATTTTGCTGCCAGATGCCGGGTTGTAAAAAGAAAAAATACCTCAATGCGCACCACATTAGGAAGTGGGCTAGCGCTTCAGCTTTGAGATTTGATGTTGATAACGGAATTACACTTTGTCGCTGGTGTCACGACAAGGTAACAGGTCACGAGACCTACTATCAATCTTTATTTCAAAGTATAGTGAGAAGAAACAATGGGTAAGATTAGACCATTTACAATAATAAAAGATACTAGAGAAAAACAAGGTTATACGTTTGAAGCCTCTAGAACTAAATATCATGTATGTAAAGGTATGGTAGTTAGAAAGTTAGACACTGGCGACTACAGCGTAGAAGGTCTTGAAGATAAAGTGTGCGTAGAAAGAAAAGCTAGCGTGGTAGAGTTAGCCAATAACGTTGGTGTTAGTAGGCGCAGATTTGACGCAGAGATAGAGAGGATGAAAGAATTTCCTCACAGATTTTTAGTCCTAGAATTTTCTTTAACAGACCTGATGGATTTCCCAGAAGGCTCTGATGTTCCAGACAAAGAAATTAGAAAGCTAAGGATCACTAACAAATATATGTTAAGATACTTGATGGAGTTGCAAATTAATCACGGTGTAAATGTTATATTCTGTGATTCTAAAAAGAACGCTAAATGGACCGTTCTGAGTATACTAAAAAGGATTAACGAAAAATATAGTATGGAGTAGTTATGACAGCTAATAGAGACACCGTTGGTGAAATTCATGCTTACAATATAGACGTAAAGAATAGGGAGATCTACATAAATGAATTTGACGACTCTGGAGAAACTGGCGGTGTTGACCACAGGATGCTACAGAACTTCATAAAAAATATAAACATACTTAAAAATTTAAACAAAGAGCCAATAACCATCCATATGCAGACAGTGGGTGGTTGTTGGTATTCAGGGATGGGGATTTATGACTCTATTAAAAATTGTAAGTGCAAAACTACTTTCGTTGGCTATGGTCAGTTATGCTCTATGGGGACTGTTATCATTCAAGCCGCCGCCAGAAGATTAATAACTCCAAACTCTACATTCATGGTCCACTGGGGAAGTAGTGAAATAAGTGGCTACTATCTTAGCTCTCAGAATTTAGCGCGATTTGAAAAAGAAGCTGGAGATAAGATGGTTGCCATCTATGCAGAGAAATGCTATAAGACTGGCAAATTTTTCAAGGACTCTGAATATAGCTTGTCAAAAACTAAAGCATACATAAAAAGAAAACTTAATGGTGGAGATTGGTATATGACAGCAGAGGAAGCTGTATACTATGGATTTGCCGATGGGATATACAGATGAAAAATAATTTAAAAAATATAGATGAAGCTTGGCTTAACTTAGACGACATCAAGAAAGAAGACTTGATTAATCCTTTTGAAATGGTGTCCTTCAACGATGAAGATTACCACCTAAGATTAATATGGCTAATGACAAGGCCAGAGTATTTCTCTTTTCTATGTAAACATGTATTCAATATTAATATATTACCATCACAGGCTTTGTTTTTATGTGAGATGTGGAATAGAAAATTCCCAATGCTCATAGCTAGCCGTGGATTTGGTAAATCTTTCATACTATCGCTTTATTCTATGATCCGCGCTCTAATTCTACCAGACAGAAAAGTGGTGGTTGTAGGTGCCGCATTTAGACAGTCTAAGGTTTTGTTTGAGTACATGGAAACAATTTGGAATAATGCGCCAATTTTAAGGAGTATGTGCGATGCGAATAGTGGACCACGTAGGGATGTGGACCGTTGTGTTATGCGGATTAATAAATCCCGTGTTACTTGCCTTCCTTTGGGAGATGGGCAGAAAATTAGAGGTCAGCGTGCTAATGATATTATATCTGACGAGTTTGCATCAATCCCGCGAGATATATTTGAGACAGTTGTCGCTGGTTTCGCTGCGGTTAGTTCAGATCCTATTGAGAATGTCAAGAAGATTGCTGCTAGAAAAAAAGCCGCCGAACTTGGAATAGAAATAGAAGAATCTACAGATGATGTAATAGAAAAGAAAGATAACCAAATTATATTAAGTGGTACCGCCTACTATGACTTTAACCATTTTGCCGACTACTGGAAAAAATGGAGAGCTATAATTAAAAGTCAAGGTAAGCCAGCTAGACTTAGAGATATATTTGGTGAAGATCCGCCTAAAGACTTTAACTGGAAAGACTATTCTATAATCCGTATTCCCTATGAATTACTCCCAGAGGGCTTTATGGATGCCTCACAGGTCGCCAGATCCAAGGCGACAGTTCATGCTGGTATCTATCAAATGGAGTTTGGGGCTTGCTTTACTCGCGACTCTCAAGGGTTCTTTAAAAGGACACTTATAGAACAGTGTGTAGCCAACGAAGGTAACGATAGCAAAGAGGCCATTCTAGATATAAATAAAAACCCAATAGTGTTTGAAGCTAAACTTATGGGTGATAAAGATAAGAAATATGTATTTGGTATTGACCCTGCTTCTGAGGTTGATAATTTTAGTATTGTAGTATTAGAATTACATAATGGACATAGAAGAATAGTTCATTGTTGGACCACTAATAGAGGTGAACACAAAGAGAAGGTTAAAAGGGGATACTCTAAAGAGACTGACTTTTATGCTTATTGTGTTAGGAAGATTCGTGACCTCATGAAGTTATTTCCGTGCCAGCACATAGCATTGGATGCACAGGGTGGTGGTATTGCCGTTATGGAGGGGTTACACGATTCTGATAAAATGCAAGAAGGTGAACTACCAATCTGGCCCGTTATAGATGAAAATAAAGAAAAGGACACAGACGGCGAACAAGGTTTACACATATTAGAGATGTGCCAATTCGCAAAGCACGAGTGGCTAGCTGAAGCTAATCACGGCATGAGGAAAGACTTTGAAGACAAAGCTCTGTTGTTTCCACGGTTTGACTCAGTGAGCCTTGGTATATCAAGTGCTGAAGATGCCATGAAAGGTAGAATGTTTGACACTCTAGAGCAGTGTGTTATGGAGATAGAAGAGCTTAAAGATGAGCTTGCCATGATCCAAATGACACAAACAGCTTCGGGTCGTGACAAATGGGACACACCAGAGACAGTCGTTGGAACAGGTAAGAAGGGTAAACAGAGAAAGGATAGGTACTCATCTTTATTGATGGCTAACATGGCGGCTAGAATTATAGATAGAACTCCAGAACAGGCTGAGTATAATTTCTATGGAGGGTTTGCTACAAGCTCAAAATCCAAGAAAAAAGAAAAAGATTTATATATTGGTCCAAGTTGGTTTACAAATTCTATGAAAGATGTCTATTAAAGTGTATAATATAAATGTATTCCAATTACATTCCAATTGCTTGGAGAAACGATGAACGACAACCATATGATAACATGGAACGATGCCGACCAACAGAGTAAAAAAGATGCCTTTGAGCAGTTTTCTGGCTCGCTAGATGCTTACGAAGGTGTATCAAAAGCCTCGCATTTCTACAGAGATTTTATAGATATTGAGCCTAATCGCTCAGTTCGCCCCTCGTTTGGCTACAACGACTACTATGCCTTCCGCCCAGAAGAGCAAGTCCCCACCAAGCAAAAGAAGATCATCAAGATGTGCATGGATGCCTACGATAAAGTCGGTATCATTCGCAATATAATTGACCTCATGGGTGACTTTGGTTGTCAAGGTATCAATATTGTCCATGAAAATGAAAGTGTAGAAAAATTCTTCAAGCAGTGGTTTAAGAAGATTGACGGCAAAGAGAGATCCGAGAGATTTCTTAACAACCTTTATAGAACTGGACAAACTATAGTCTATAAGAGTTATGCTAATATAACTCCAGATATCACAAAATATATCAAGTCTATGGCTAATGATATTGTTGTAGAGCTACCAGAAATAGAGCGAAATCAAATACCTTGGAGGTATAACTTTTTCAACCCTCTAAATATTGATATGAAGAATGGTAATATTAATATGTTCTTGGGTGTTAG